GAAAAAGCCAGCAATTTTTTTAAAGATTTTGCTCATATTGAAATATTAAATCCGCAATCAAAAACGATGCGAAAGGATAAATAGTTGCGTAAATGGGGCCATTGAAAAAAACGATGTGCAAAAATACAACAATCATTGTGATCCAATGTGAAAGGCAAGCGAAGCAATTAAACGGCTTCATGTCCGGGAGCGGTAAGGTCATTAAAAACCTCGCTATCCCTATGCTGGCAATAATGTTTAAAATCATGTTTGAACTGTTTGATTGCGTTAAAAATATCTTTGATTCGTATTCCTGTCAATGCCTCAATTTCTCGGTAACTCATTGATTGAAAAACAAGTTTTGCAATTTCTTTACAGAAAAACTCGGAATCCGTTTCGCTTTTTTGCTCGAAATACTCATCCAATAAATTTCCGTAATGGCTTTCCTCGTATTCACTAACAACGGCTTGAACGTCAATGCTTGAAATGTCAACAGAATAAGACAAATATAATTTATTAAATTGAGAATTGCGCCAATTGTATTGTTGATATGCGTAACGCGCGAAGGTAGCCGGCAAAGATATTGCGTTAATTTGGCGATCATGCAACAGGATATAAATAAACGCCACTAAATCGCGGTGAATTTCGCGATCGTTTGTGATGCGTTTAGCAATTTTGTAAGCCTCATGATCCCAAAAAGTCATAAATTGAATTTATGTGAATCAATGAATTTGAAATATCTGTTTTGCCCGTCGTGAAATTTTCGAACTCCTTTGAATGTAAGGATTCGACCGCCCAAAGGTTTTGGAGGCGCGCCCCTTTCAACGTGCCATCCTCCGGATCCTGTTCCGTATTCCTCTTTATAAGTTCCGGTTAACATCAAATGCAAGTCTTTTTGAACGCTACTATATCCGCTTTGGCCATTGTGAACTATTGATTCCCTTACGTCGTTACGCGCTGAATTTTCGTGAATGTGGCCCATTGTATAAACGTCGAAATCTTCACAAATTTCAAGCGCCCTTGTTAAGTTGATAGCCCCTTTTGTAACAACGCCACCGCCACCGGATCCGTGAAAGTATTTTATTTTGCAACTCATGTTCATTCCGCTTTTTTTCCAAAGCAAATTAAGAATGAGCCAGCCTCCATATCCTCCGAGCTGAACATTTGAACCGTTTTTGTAATTAAGCAAATGAACAAAGCGAGATAATAAATCTGTTTCTTGCCATTTGATTATGGCCGTTTCATGGTTGCCGTAACCGATCACGGTTATTAAATGGGCATAAGGTGAAAACCATTCAACAGCTGTTTCAACAACGGAATCTAAATAACGGGCGTTGTTGTGTTCTGGTCTTATGTCGTCTTTACTTGATCGGCGATCACCTCGACCTTGCATGATACAAAAAGTATCTCCATTTAGCATGATTGGAATGGAATTTTCTAGGCAATAATCTAAATGCCTTTTCAAAATGTCGCGATCGCATTTAGGATTATCCCAATGCAAATCGCTTAACATTGCGATACGGAACTCCTGAGCATTAATTTTTAATTGATGAACATTTTTCCCGTGTCTAATTAATTCCATTTGCTTTTTTTTCAGTAAATCTAAAACAAAAAATCCAACCCCTTGCGAGATTGGATTTTTTTTCTTATTAGAAAACTCCGCGGAAAAGATACCCGCAAGCCTTAACGCCCAAATATAACAGGCATCCGAGCGCTGTTAAATAAAAAATAATCGCAATCAATTTTTCCTCTTTCATAAAATTAAGTTTACAACAATTAAAGCGCCGGCAACATAACCGAACGCCAGAGCAAAAGCCATTTTAATTCTTTCGCTCCAAAGTTTTGATTCTACCATATAACCGGCAAAAGGCAATCCAAGAAATGGACCAACAAAAGCGAAAACCATCATTCCGATTGCGTTTGTTTCTGAAATGTAATGAACGTAAAACGTTGAACAAATTTCAATAATCAAGGCACTCAAAAAAATAATTGGATATTTCATTTTTATTTTTGTTTTGAACTTTACGGAAATTCCGGATAGTTCGATTATTTTTTTTGTTTAATTGATAAAACTACTTTTTCACCATCGCTCAACAGATCCATGAAATAAATTAAAGTTTCCCTAGTTTCCTGGTAATCCTCAATACTTATTTTGTTTCTTGTTTCAGTTTGGAAATACTGTTCGAAATAAGTTTGCCCGGTTTGATTATTAATAAACTCGGTTTGAATTTTGTTACTTGACATGTTTATTTAGTTTTAAAGGTTCTTTTTTTAGGTTTATTTTGATCCATGAACTCAATCATTTGCCCCATTGTTCGGCTTGAAATGGCGCCGTTTCCGTTGATAAAATCATTTATCTTTGTACTGTTATTGTAACCGAATGATTTACAAATCAAATGCGGAGTTGATCCGAATTTAATGCAATAATCAATTACCTGTTTAATGAATTGTTTTTCGAATTTGGTATGTTCACTCATGATCAAAATGGATTTAAATTTAATATTTGGTTTTTTGTGGCGATTGTTACCGGGATCCCGAAAAGCATTTCAACTTTTTCTTTGAATTCCTTTTCATTTGAAAGCCCATCGGATAAATGAAGCAAAACGATATTTTTGCATTTTGAAAGGTCCATGTTTCCGAGCGTTAAAATTGCCGTTTGAATACTCATGTGCGATTTTAAACGACGGCGATTGATAAAGGTTTCCGATTTAGATTTAATCAGCTCCTCACAATAATTAGCCTCGATCATTACGCAAGTGAATTGCCAGGATCTCAAATTCCAAATGAGCTTGTAACTATCAGTTAAGAAAAAAACTTTTTCGGATCCGGATTCAATAATAAAACCTAGCGTGTCGATGTCATGCGAAGCATCAAAGGAATTTATTTTGAAATCGCTTATTTCCTTTGTGCGTCCATTTTTTAAAACAGCATAACGAAGCTCGCAAGGAATTTTCATTTTTGAAAATGTTTTATCCAGGGCCATCAACGGGATCCCTAATTGTGCAACCTGGCTCATTGATTTTGAATGATCAAGGTGAGCATGTGAAACAATGGCGCCTTTGATCTTAAAAACATTGAAATCAATTGCCTCTTGAATTTCCTGTAACTTAACTCCGCACTCAATCAAAAGCGCGGAGTTTTCGTTTTCTAAAATATAGGCATTCCCAACGGAACCGGATGAAATGATTTTGAGTTGCATTAGAACGGAGCCTTTGTTTGAGCCTCAATTTTTTCCGCTTGCATTTCCATTAATTCAGCAGGACTATCCGCGAAAAAAACAATCGTTTCTTTTGCCGTGTCCTCAATAATTTCATGCGATACGTCCTCTGTTTTTGTTTCCTTTGCCTCGTATTCATCCTCCATTAAAAACGCATCTGTTGAGCTGTTGATCGGCGTTTTACATGCGCGATTGATCACCGTCTTTTTCGCCATTTCATCGGTAAAATTTTGGTGAGCCGGTGAGGCGCCTTTAGTTGCGCCTTGATTCCAAGCTTTGCGGATCTGGTCCATTGTCATAACCGTAAGATCGGAACGCCCATCGTTATAATTTACAATCGCATAGGCTCCAACAATTTTAGTGATGTCGATATTTTTCAAACTTTGAATGTGCTTTGTTACGTGCATGTAACCGGTTGCCGGATTGATCCCGTAATCGAACTCATCCCCTTCAAAGATTACGTTTGCCGGAACGTCCTTAACGTTTGCAACTCGTTTAGCCAGGGCAATCGAACCTTGATAACTTCGGGACCATTGAAGCTCATCACCGTAAGGGATAAAATAGCCCTGGCGTTTCAAAGGTGAAAGGCCCTCAACTACCATTTTTAACAGCGCTTGCGCAATGCTTGTTTTTGTGCAAACTTGCAAAACGGGTTGTTTGTTGCGATCCTTTAACTCCTCCAGGATTAACATTGCGCCTTTCAAAGCGTTCTCCGGTGAATAGTCCTCCGGAATGCGAAGCTCTCCGGTTGTTTCAAATGCTTTGATTTTTGCAAGAACTTGCGTTGTGATTTCTTTTTGCACCGCTAAGGGTTGCAAGTTTTCTGTTTTTGACATTTTTTTTTGTTTTTATTGGTTTATGTAAAGATAATATTTTATACTTAATTATTCAAAACTGTTAATTCTTTTTTGCTTTCATCAACTTTCAAGTTAATTATTTGGCACTCGGTTTTAATTAATGAAACGATGCTTTCGCGTTGATCGATAAAGACCGGAGCAAAGATTCCAAAGTGATAATTCAGCGCGTTGATCACATCGATTCCGGCGTTACATTTCATCGCGGTATTTAGGTCATTAAACGGAGTTCCGTTTACGATTGCCTCGCATGTTGGTTCAATGCCTCCATTCAATTGATCGTTAAACATTTTCCATTTTAACAGGGCAAATTTAGAATTGATTCGATTTTCAATGATTCCAATTTTTGCACGGGTGAAATTATCAATTTGCATTTCCAACTTTTCCAAGTTTGCGATTTCTTGCGCAAGGTTTTTGTTTTCTGATTCGAGTTCCTGGATACGTTTCTCAATTCCTTTCGCTAGCTCATGGCCGTAAATCTTTAATTTAAGCGCATCAAGCTCCGAATTTATCACATCCTTTTGCGCTTTCAATTCGGCAACGTCTGGAGTTTCAATTGTAGGAATTACGATTGATTCAATTTGTAATTTAAGCGCGTCAATTTCCGGAGTTGATTCCGGGCGTTCTGAAAGAATTGATTTTTCCCACTCTTTCAAATATGTTTCCTTTTGATCAATCACAAACTTTGTACTTTCAAAAACTTGAACGTTGCCTTCGTGTCTTGCCTTTAATTCTTTTATGCGCTCATTATTAGCCTGGCCCTCTTCTCGGATTGATTCAAGGTTTTTTATTTTAAACAAATTGAAATCTGATTCTTTTTCCTCATTATCCTGAAAGGGTTGTTTACATGTTGGGCAATTACCAACAAACAACATTGATTGCATTGATTCAAAATCAGATCTCAACTTTTCATTTTTAGCCTCCAGCTCTTTGATTTCTCTTTCTGGTTGTGTATCAATTTTTATGCTTTGATATTCTTTAATTTCATTGATCAATTTATTTCGCTTTTGATCAATCGAAAAACGATATTGTTGTTCTGATTTTTCAAATTCATTTTGAAGCTCGCGCAATTTATTTTCAAGCTCAAATTTTTGCGCCTGAATTTCTTTTGTTTGTTCCTGGGCTTTCTCAACTGATTTGAAACGGTTGTTAATTTGCTCATCAATTGAATTCAATTCGCCATCCAGGGAAATGATTTCATTTTGAATCGCGCATACATCAACAGGCTCCGGCTTGTTATAATTCGCCTCATTGATCCGCGGTTGTATTGTTGCCTTTTCCTCTTTGAGTTTTTTCTTTTGCGCTTGTATTATTTTCTTTTGTTCGTCCAAAGATTTTCCGGCGTTTAGGATTTCTTTGAGCTCCTCCGGATTTGACATCATTTCGGAAATGATCTCATCATTTGAAAGATCTCCGGCCATTGCTTGCAAAATTTCACGGCGCTCGTTCCATTTCATTTTTTCATTGAAATAAAGCGGGTTCGAAATAATCTTTGAAATGTTCTCATCAATCATTTCGGAAACAGCTGTTTGATATTCCCCTTTCGATTTCGGAACGCCATTAACAAAGAATGTTGTTTCATGGCCTGTAAGCTCTTCAATTTCGCTCCCTCGTTTAGTTACCCACTTTTCACGGTAAACGCGTTTAAATGTGATGTTTGCCCCGTCAACGGCGAAAACTCCGGTTACTTCGTGCTCGAGTTTGTGAATAGGTTTGTTGTTCTGGTCCAATGTTTTAATTGCGAAGTCGTTTTGATCATGCGAGTTTTTCCCGTAAAGTAGCCAGGTATAAGCGTCAAAGATTGTGCTTTTTCCTACTCCATTTGTTCCGACAATATCGGTTTGATCTGTGAAGTCAATTAATTTGAATTCAATTTTTTTGAAATTGCGAAGCTCTAGCCTCGTTAAAGATACTTTTTTCATAGCGTTGACATTTAAATTTAAGCAAAGATAGTATAATTATTTATACTTAAAACGTTTTTAATAATTTGTTTTTCCAATTATTTGCGATTTTATCACTTTCACAATGAAAGCTTTTTCTTTAAACGGTGATTTGTACGGCTTGTATATTTCCGCGCCTTCGATCCAAACGGCCCGCGTAACCGTGTGAATTTTATTACCGCTCCGGACCTCAATTGATCCGAATAAAATATTTTTACTCAAAGCTCAATGAATTTTTTTTGTTGCCTTACTGAGTATTTTATCACCTCATGGGCCAAATAAAACTTTGGATCATAAACCAGGATCATCGGATCCAATGAGGATTTTATTTTCAATTCGTTAACCTCATCCGTTGCAATCATTTTCAATCCTTCGCGTTCATCCAGGTAAAGCGCATCCCAAAAACCGCGCGCAATTACGCGAGCCTGGAACATATCGCCGAGCCATTCACCGCCTTTCAAACTTTCTTTGTAAAGCTCGCGAGCTTGATTGTAAAAATCAATTTCTTTTTGTTTTTCGTTTTGCTCTTTTTCGTTTTCCATTTCAATCAATTTAATTTGTTGCAAAAGGTTTTGTTTCTTGATCCAATAAATTGCAATCGGATCGAGTAGCTCATCACGTGTTAAAGAAACAAATTCCTTTTTTGTGATCACATTTTCAAAGTAAGCGTTTCGAATGTCCTGGATTGTTATCCCCGGGAATCTGTTTGGCAATACCATTAAAACCAATTGGAAAAGTTCGGTATTTACGTTTTCCGGTCTGATTCCAAAAATTGAAGTTGATACCAGGTAAAAGATTTCAATTGCCTTTCCTGGATGTTCCGTTGCGTTTTCGCTATCCTGAAACATCGATAAAGCCGATGTCCTGGATATTGTCAAATTTTTGAGTTGCATTTTCTTGTTGATCGGTTCCCAAAACTTTTCTAACAAATGCCTGTCGTTTTGCCTCATGATCGATTGATCCATCGGCTTTCCTGAAATTGTCATCATAATTTTTTTGTTGAGGTTTACTTTTTTGATTTTCTTTTTCGCGCGTGTTCCAATTTCTCAAAGTTGCTTTCCAATCTTTCATGGAATTTTTACCAACTTTCCAACCGTTGCTTTCGTAATGATTGATAAAGTAATCCGGATCAATTACAAAAGAATTTAAAATTATAAAATCCTGAATTTCTTGGCGCGTAGGTTTCACGAATTTTCGTGAAGCCGTTTTTTCTGTAACACATTCTTTAATTACGCTAGTAATTAAAGAATTGTTTTCTTTAACACTAACACTAACACTATCACTAACACTAACACTAACAGGTTTTTTTTGTGCTAAAAATAACCTAGTGGGTTCTTTTGGGTTATTTTCGCTTTTTGGGCGCCCGCCTTTCAATCCGTTTGCCTTTGCATTTCCGGAACGAATTTCCCATTTTTCTAAATCTCTTTTTAATGTTACCTTGATTGGCTCGAAAAGAATTTCAATCAATCTTTCTGGAGGTTCCGGATCCTCATCGTTTACATAACGGAAAAAATGTTTTATTAACTTACCGGCCTCCTCATCTGAAAGGAGTTCGAACGTACTTTTCCAATCGGCGTAAACAATTACCTTTTTTTTTCCTGTTGCCATGGAATAAATTTTAAATAAAAAAGCCATTTTAAATCCAGGGCATCCGACCTCCCCTTTTTTAAAATGGCTAAATAATTTCTTTGTGTTTATAATGTCGGATGAACACATCACAAATATACAAATTAATCGAATTCGTTGTTTGTTTTTTTCTGAATAAATACTTTGTTTAATTCTCGGACAATTTCGCGCGTGAGCCGTTTATCTGATCCGGAAACATAGTGAATAAATCCTTTTGATTTCATCAAGCGGAAAGCTAGAACGCGTTTAAATGGCCTCATAAACCCAAGTCATTAATTGAATTAAAACAATCAATCCAGCAAGCCAGAAGCTCACCGCAATCCCAAGCATTGAAGCCCGGTAATTTTCTTTCCTTTTGTAACTCATTTCAATTCCTTTTTTAAAAATTGGTAAATTAAAAACATGATTCCAAAAAAGGCAATCACTCCTAAAATTCCGGAAATCATGTAAACGATTCCGATCCCGCCCATGATCGCAAGCGTAAAAATAAAAGCGGGAAATAAATAAATTAATTTCATATGCTTGATTTTACGGTTTGAATTACTTTTCCGTTTGGCTTTGTCGTTTCCTCAAATGGGCGCTTTTTGGTAAACTTTTGCTCGCATAACAAAACGAAGCTGTTTGTATCTGTTGAAAAAGTATTATCAATCTTTTCCCGGCCCGCTAAAAGCTCACGTTTTAAAATTGCTAATTGTCGATCAAGAATGCGCTCGCATGTATATTCAAGCGTTATTTGTACTCGTATCATTTTTCCCATGATTTAAATGTTTTTGTAAATGAATTTTGTTGGCCAATCCTGGAACTCAATTTCTTTTTTTCTCAAAACGATTACCGTGTTTTTTTGCGTATCCGCTCGGAATCCGATCACATGATAAAACGTTTTTTCATTCTTTGAATTGAAGCTCTTTCCAATGTAGGTAATTTCGTCGAAATGATCAAGCGTTAAATTGGAAATCATATCCACTCGCTCGCCTTGCAAATAGCCGGCAATTTCAAAGTTGTTAATTTTAAACCAGCTCGGGCCGTGAATAAATTGAGCGTCCACAATTCTAAATCTTTCCGCTCGCGGTTGTGTTATTTCTGTTGGCATCGCTCAAAGTTTTTAATGAATTGTTTTCCGTATGCGTCCAATACTTTGCTTTGAACGTGCTCGCGTTCTATTTGCGGGGCTTTTGGTTGTTTTAAATAGTTTGGCCTAGTTGCGATAAAATAACTCATTACAACCCAAAATAAAGCAACGGGAATAAATACGTTGAAAAGGTCCTTTTGTGATTCGTTTAAATTTTTCATTTTTAGCGTTGTTATGTTATGCGTTACGGATGCGCATCCCCCGGATTTATTTGTTTAATTAAATTTAACTAATTCTACTTTTTCAAGATCATAACCTAAAAGAATTAATGTATCTAAATAATTGTTTAATTCGATTGCAGGAATTGTTACGATTTCTGTTTCTGTTAATTTTAAAGTTGCTGTCATTTGTTGAGTTATTAGCGTTGTTATGTTATTGTGAAAATTATAGGGGTAATTATACCCCCGGATTTAATTTAATAATTTGATCTAAAAGATTAATTTTTTGAAATTCTAAACTTTTGATTTTTTCTAAATAAAACAATTTTGTTTCTTTATTAGCTCTTTTCCATTCAGATAAAGAATTCATTTTGCAAATTTTCATCATTTGTTTATTAACATTTTTTAATTCATTTCTTAGCGTTGTAATTGCGTCCATAGCGTTTGTTTTAAATTGATTACCCTACAAAGGTAGTATAAAGTTTTATACTTGCAACTATTTTATGAAATATTTTTTATTTTTTTTTCGAGCCATAAAAAAAAAGGGCCCCGAACGTGATCGAAAACCCTTTTCCCTAAACCAATACAAAAACTATTTGAAACAAAAGTACATAAAAAAACCCGAGCTTAACGGGCCCGGGTTTAAAACAAGGCGTTCAACTCCTGTTTTTATTGCAACGCTAATCACAAAGTGAAGCAAATGTAAAGCTTTTATTTTAATCAAGCCTCATTTGTGGAAATGGATCCTTTCGCATTGAGTTGAATTTTTCTAACTGATTCCGGTTGCGCAACTTTCCAGGTTGTTCGACGCGCTTTGTAAAGTCGAGTTTTTACGATGCGTGAAACGCTCATTGAATTTCCTTGATTGCCTCCTAAAACGTGAAAGCATTCATGATCCTCACCGACGTAAATTCCAACGTGCCCGCCTCCGTTGCGTTTAAATGTGAGAATGTCCCCTAACATTGGCTCCTTTACTTCGGTTCCCCATTTGGCCCATGATAAAGCCCAAAGCGGTTTATCAATTACAGGCAATCCGGCCATTTTGCAAGCGTAAGCAATCGCAAGCCCGCACCATGGAATTTCATCCGAGTTATAAACCTTGGACAAATTCAATTCTTTTGCCCATCCCAAAATAACAGGGTTGTGTTTGGATCCAACAATTTCTTTTGTTCCTAACATTTTCACGCCCTCAACTAATAAGCGAGGCGCTGTTTCATTCTTTAAAAAATCGTAACTCATTTCACGGGGATTTTTGGTGAATACTTGAAAAGCAAATAGGCAATGATTAACAGGACCAAAACAACCGCGATCCATTTAACCGAATCCGCAAAGCCGTTTTTATTTTCGCTTCGGATTACTTTTGTTTCCTGGCCTTTGATCCTAATATCCTTTTTTGTGTCGTTTCTTTGCGATTTAAGCGCGTAACGTAGCGAATCCGAGTACATAGTTCGAATGTATTTTAAAGAATCGTTAAAACGCTTGTGATCGAATCTAACTTTCCAACGCGGGACGTAATGAATTTGCGTTCGGTAAATGATAGAATCCTTTGATTTCTCGTATTTAATCCAATAAACGGTATCTTTTGCAATCACTTTGAAGGAATCAAGGTGAGTAATTGTTACCGTGTCCCGGATTATTTCAAATGAATAGCCCTTTTTAATTGCTTTTTTCATGTGATATTCAGCGGAGCAACCGTAAATCATCCAGGCGAAAAGCATTATAAACAAAAAATAAAGGGCTAAATAACCTAAAAAGGGTTTAATGTTATTCGTTTTCATCCTGTTTAATTTTTTTGTTCCACACGGTTAAACCGATTGCCGTTGCCGAATATGTGAGCAAGCCTACAAAAACAAACTCTTTTATTTCGATCACGGCAAAAATGGGCGCAAAGGCGTAAACTATTGCAATCCAAAAAGAGGTGAAAGCTCCGATCCTTTTCATGGACCATTTGCCCCCTGGTTTAAGCGTGTCGCTTATTAATTTTTTTACGAATCTCATTCTTTGGGATTATTGCGAAAAATTCAATCGGCGTTTTGTAATTCGTGCGATCATTTGAGGCGTGCATTTGTACCTGGTAACAATCAACTAACATTGTGCGCATCTCTTTAACTTCGGCCTGTAATGTCCATACCCATACCGCAAGCAATCCCGTTACGCCGTACTTTTTTATTACTGTTACAAATTCTGTCATTGCTCGCCCTTTAATCTTTTGATCTCTTCAAATACCGCGAGAAGTTCCGCCTCTTTTTGGGCGATTAATTCCTCATTTGTTGGCTCTTCAATCTCGATAAATTCAACGCGAACAAGTCCGTTGTCATCATAAATTTCATTTCTAATTTGTGGCATGTTATGTAGGTCTTATGTAAACAATTACTTGTGATGCTTGTGAATAAGTATTATAACTAAATGTACTCGGCGCCGTTCCTAATGGAGTTGATACTCTCGCCCATGCTACTATTGGCGATGATCCACTAGTCGGCGAAAATAAAGGAATCAATGCTGATATTGGCATGGCTCTAAATGTAGCAACGCCATTAGTATAAAAACCTATCCAATAAGTTGTTCCCGCATTAAATGTAAAATTTGCTAATAGAACTTTATCTCCCGTAGTTGAGCAATTTATATCAGTTGACTCGTAAAGTTTAGTGTTTGGAAAAGAATCTAAATCGGAATAAATTACTATTCTTGCCAAAACGCCGACGCCTAAAGTAGTTACATTAATAGTTAAAGAGCAATTATTCAATGTTTTATTTGGAGTGAATGGATAAACTTCTAATCTACTGGATGAAACGGCAACATTAGCAACGTTTCCAGAGTTTATCATAGCGTTAAAACCGAATGAAGTTGATCCTTGTATATTATTAAAAGGAATTTGAATACCTTGTAATCCACCGCCACCACTAACAACCAAATCCCCAGATCCCAAAACAGAACTCCCGTTGATTGTTTTAATGTTGGTCCCTGAAACTAAAATAGCTTGATAAAGTGTATCAAAATAGGTTTTCAATTTGGCTTTAACATTTGCCCATGTTAAACGTTTCCAAAGGCTTGTTGAATCATCTAAAATCAAAAGCGAATCAACGTCCTGAGGGGTTGTGTAATCCGTTGTTGTTACATCATGAATTTCATCCAGCTCATAACCGTTTTGAATCCTGTAAACAATTGTTCCATTTGTTGGCGAAGTTCGAACAACTTTCCCAACGTAAACCAAATGATTTGGAGCGCTTGGCTTTACCTTAGTTACAAAACCCGCTGTTGTTGGTGATAAATAAATGGTATCGCCGTCCGCTAGTGTATCGTTTGTAAATGGATGCGTTGCCGTTGATCGCGTATCTAAATTGTCAATTGTTCCAATCGTAACGCAATTTCCGTCGCTGTTATTTGGGATGTCATTTTCAATAACCCCAAAAGTTCCCGCGCTTGTGCTTTCTCCGTTTGCTTGAGATTTTACAAAATTAGGACGGTTTCCCGTTGATCCGGAAATATAAACAATTGTTCCTTTGTAAAGAGTTTGCCCGGTTGCATTACGTCCAACAGTTACCATTTTATCAGCGCTTGCAAAAGTTGGAATATCATTTGCCGTGATGAATGGATTTATTCCATCCGCTCCATCGTTTGTTAAATCGCTTGTTTTTGTTACCGCCGTTGGAATTGTAGGCTTGTTTAAAATAACAGCGTCGCCCGTTGTTGCGTTCCAATCCGCATTAACATTAACCTCAGCTCCGGCCTGAATGCCCGCAAGTTTATTCTTTTCCGCTGTTGTGTAATCATTTGTTGAAAGCCCCTTTCCGGTAACTTTATCAACTTTATTATTCAACGCGTTTTGTAGATCCGTTTGTGATGTGATGCTCCCGGTAATATCGCCCCATTCAACGGAACTAACTCCGGCTAATGAAATATAACTACTCGAACCAACGTTCCAATAATAGGGAATGTTTGTTGCTTGATCAATGTAAATAACGCGCGTTTTTCCAATCGCCGGGAATTGTGAAAAGCTTGCGAATGGGCTTACTTGCGTAGGGATGTTTATGTTACTCATGTCCAATTTATGTTAATCTCAAAGTACTCCATTGCCGGAACTTCGATTGTTTCCTGTAATTCATCCTCAACAAAAACGTTGATTGTTTGATCCTCTAAAACGTAACTTGAACCGCTTTCAATTAGTTCCGAAAAGGATTCGTTTGAATTTGTTACCAGGGCCGGAGCGCATGGCTCAATAACTGAGCTCGCGTCATTTTCGAAATCGTAAGTTCCGAAAGGAATATCACACCAATTTTGGAGATCAAAAATGCTCGCTGTTAAATTCATGGACCAACCCGCGACAACGTCCTGAGATCGCTCGACAAATGGCTCCGTTGAATGCTGAGAATCGAGGGTTAAATCCTCAAATCTTTCCTGTCTTAATGTGATGTCAATATCACGCAAAATTTGTAAGCAATCGGAATGAACTTCAATGATGCTTCGGTTTGAATCGAAAATGTATTTATCACATACAGTTATTACCATGGATAAATTAACGGTTTTTTCGTTCATTGATCCAGGCGTGAGCATCACATTAAGTAAAGGATAATTCGCCGGGGTTTCCTGGTTTAAAGCGCTGAGAAAATCACCGAAAAAAAAGCCGTTAATTTGCTTATGCTGTTGGGCAATTATTGCAAACTCTTTGACTAGCTGATTTATCGTTAACTCCATTTAAATAATTCTTTAATTTTTCAATCGTTAATGCGCTGGGCTTGTAATTTAAACGATCCAATTTTTTCGGAATCCCCTTTTCTCTTTCAATACGTTTTCCTTGTTGCATTCGCAATCTGTATAAAGTGGATAATTGTTTCCGTTATCATCTTTCAAAAATCCGATTAACCTCTCTTTGTAAAAATAAGCATCTTTTCTCAAACGGTCCCGCATTGGATTACGTTGATCGTTTGACATGGCCTGTAAATTTGCATCCTGCAAATAACCGGTTGCCTTGTTTGTGATCTTTTCGGTTGTGTAATCAATCATTCTGTAATCAACAAACGCGATCAAGGCCGGTAAAACGTACTCATCCATTAAAAGCGTGTAATTAGCATCCCAATTATTGTTTTGAACTCGCGTTAACAGCTCTTTAAAAAGGCATGTTCCGAGCGCCGTTTGGATATGTATATCCTGAGCGCGTGCGATTGCAACGGTTATTGTTTTCGCGTCAACGTTTCCATGAGTTAAACCGCGTCGGATCACCTCCTCAACTGAAATTAAATAATTCATATTAGCTTTTTTTAACGATTGATTGAAACCACAAATGACGACACCAAGGGGTTGTTATTTGCGTTTCCGGATTGGTATAAAACCCACCTTTGTAAACCCAAACATCGCGATCAACTCGGCTTGAAATTGTGTTAATTTCTTCACGTGTGTAAAGTCGATTCAAATCAATTAAGTTTGCGCAAAATTCACGGCTCCCGGAAATAGCGTCGGGAACATCTGTTCGAACCTGGTAACTATATCGAACCTCAAACGTTGGAATATCGGCAACCTCTGTTGAAATCAATTTATCGCCAAGGCTTGAAAGCTCACCTCCTTTAACTAAACCCCATTCAGTAAGGCGAGAAATTGAAAGAGCAACATCTTTGATTTTTAATCCTGTTGCTTGCGCTATCCCGTTGCTATCCTCACCCTTATTTAATAAAGCTAAAATATCTTTATCAATGCTTTCAATTCCAATTGTTATTTCGCCAATTGTAGCGAAAACCTCATCATGTTTTTTGAAAACGTTTTCCGTAATGGAATCCCATTCAATCGGGATTTTTGCGAACTCCTCAAAGTTTGAAGCGCTTTCACCAAATTCAGCGAAAACGGTTAAATCGTCTTTGCTGAATGAGTGATTTCCTTTGCACGTACTGAATCCCGTTGTTGTAACTCCTACCATTTTTTGAGCTTGCGCCTGATCAATTGAAGGGAATGAAGCCAGGATAATTTCAACCCCGCTATTTGAATCAATTTCCCCAAGTTTAACCTTGGCCACAACGTCAACTAATGAGGCGATTTGCGCCCCGTTTAAAGCTGTTTTGGACACATCTGTAACAGGCGCCTCGATTGGTGCAACAGCCGGAGCCGTTTCCGTTGTTGTTGGCGTTGGCGCGTTGTTAATTGTTATGCTACTTTCTGGGGTTGTTGTATTGATTGCATCCTCAACAGGTTTAACGCCCATTAATTTACATTCGCCCTCATATCCTGAAAGTTTCATCATTTTATTTAACATCCAATTAATGCGCGCTTGGCGTTGCATCACGTAAGTTTTTTTGAATACTTCAAACAATTGCTCACTTTCAGCGCCATTGAATGAACCCTGTTGCATTACTCCAAATAATATTGGACCAACTACTCCATGAGCAATTAAAATATTTTGGAGGGTAGCTTGATTCGTAACCGTGTAACGTTTATCGAGATCATTCCCGTTTAATGGCATTACTAACGGCGCGCGATCTTTGCCCTCCGCAAAAGTGATAATTATTTCACCGGCATTTTCGGCGCCCTGGCTTGGGGCCTTAATATCGTTTTTGATTTTTTGGATTTCCTCCTCCGTTTCCGGCTCGCCATCTGTAAAGACAATCATTGTCCCGGATGAAAACGAGTTTTGGATCAAGGCATTATTGTACTTGTTTAAATTCCAATCCGTTTCAATTGCCGAAATTCCGGAATAATACGGGGGCTTTGGATAAACGCCCAACTCTTTGCGATTCTTTTTAGTTGGATCTTTATAATAAATAAAGAATGATCCGGATGTTACATTTTCATTATAAACCGGATAACTTCGATAACCTGTTTTTTCCGCGTCCTGGTTTTGTGCGTTCCAATCATTGGACAAATAAACGGTTGTCATGTCGGAATTAAAACGGCAAGCATCCATTGGCAAATGTTCCCATTTAACCGCTCGCGTTCCCTCCATGTCATAGGTACCCTTAACAACGTAACCGCCGTATCTTTCGCCATCCTCGCAAATTGCCTCCGCGATTTCGTTCATATCGAAATCAGCATATTGATTCAATAAAAATTCCTCCAAATTTCCGGAAACAATTTCAATCCCTCCGCCGGCAATATAGCGAACTTTATTTTTTATGATCCCCCCGTGAACCGGTGATCCCTCGGTTAAATCATTAAGGAAAAAAGGATAATCATTTTTTTTACCCCATTTTATAAAGCCCTTAGTATCTTTTTCCTCCGTAGGTTTTGGCGCTACTTTGGCAAAGCTTGTTCTTTCAACTGTTTTCGGCTTTCTAGTTTTCGAGTTCTCCATTGTATATTTTATCAATTGCGTTTTCTGAATGATCGTGATCGATTGGATCCGCTCCAAATACTTCGGCGCGTCCGATCTCCAAAATTACGCCTGTTTGTTCCTCAGTTATTTTGTACGTGTATTGTCCTTCAAATGGAAACGTAATATCAACGCCCTCCTCCAGGATAAATAAATCGTATCGCGGAACGCTTTGAGAAATATTATTCAGCGTTTCCGTTACCACCGCACGCGATTGCGAGTGAGTGAATTCCCATTCAAAAATGGGGTTTGAAATTGTTGTTAATTCAGATGCCGTTACCGTCAATTGATTGACTTGGCCCTTTTTTATTTTCAACATTTGCTTTTGTTTTTTTCTCGAATACATCGAATTTTAAAGCCTTGTAAATCGCTTCATTTCCCTCGGAAATCGTAAACCACTTACCAAAATTTTCATGTTTGATTTTCATTCCCAAACATTCCTTTCTAATCTTTGCCATTTTCAAAGGTATTAAAAAAGGCAAAGCGTAAAACTTTGCCTTTCATATTTTTCAATTCACTAATTAAACCGCTTGGCCTAGCAAAGTATTCCAAACAGAAGAGGCAACATCCGGAACCTCGTTATCCTCCATGGATGTCATTACGATTGTATGCCCGTTACGATCGGCAACAGCTGTTCCCGTTCCCGCCTCCGAAGCTTCGCGGATCTGTAAACCTTGATCCAATCCAAGCGCGATAATATCGCCATTTCTTTTCTCAACTAATGCAACTAATTCGTTTTGCGCTAATAAATGAATTTCAGCGCGCAATTCTTTCGTGTCATTGTTAAGGATCATTGAAAGAGTTTGCTCGTAATACAAAGCTCCGTTATCATTTGCACGCACCGGGTACGTTGCATTTGATAAATCTCTTTTCAATTTGTAGTGGTAAGTGTCGCCCGTTACCGTCATTGTGGTAATTTGGTTCGCTACTATTGTAGGGTTGCTCGCCCCTGTTAATTGATCTTTGGTAAAGAATAAAACCGATTTGATTCCGCCTTTTCCAACGGTACAAATTCTATCATTCCAACCAGCTGATAAAGTACAACTCATGTTTTTTATTTTAAAGGGTTAAAAGGGGGCGAACCCCCTTTGAAAAATTGATTAATCTAAAACAAAAACTCCGATTTCATTTAAGAAAGGTACTTGAACTCCCGCTTTGAATTTAGAACGGATGTAAAGTTTATCATCATCCTGAGAATACCACAATTCAAAGTTACTTGAATCAGATGCTAAATCCGTTCCGAAAGTAAACGCGCTACGTTTTCCAACAAATACGCGAGAATCGCCGTTCAATCCTGGAACTTTTTCAACTGTTAAGTCCGTACCTGGGATAATAACCGAAGTCATTGACGCGATGTCCGCCGGTGAATAATGAAAGAAATTCAAATCAACTAAGTTTTTCACTAAGTAGTTGAAGTTCTCACGTCCACAAAATGCGATTTTTTCTGGGCTTTCCGCAACAGCTGAATTCATTGAATTGAACATGTCATAAAATAAATCGTATGCGTTGCTCGCGTTGATCGCTGTTGCATTTGACGGGTTCAAATTTGTACATCCGTTTGCAACTGTCAAGAATGAAGCAAATCCGTTCATGAATGCCATGTTTCCGGTTCCGGTTGATTTGTTTCCTTTCCAAATTAATTTATCTAATTCCAATGCGTTCAAAGACAAAATGTAATTTGTGATCAAAGCCTCAAAAGGTAGCTCTTTGTTTTGAGCCATTGCCCCAGCTGGTAAAGCTAATTGAGTCCAAAATCCTACTAAGTCATCATTACAAAAACCTTTTTTGTAACCGATTGGCTCAACTGTAATTTGGCGATCGGAAAATTTAGTTTCTCCTAAATCTGTCATATCACAATCAGCTGTTTGATAAGTCAACGTATCTGAAAGCAATTTCAATTTTTCAGATCCTTTGATACCTTCTTGCGTTTTGATCAATTGAAGCGTGCGAGCTTCGGTTACCTGGCGAACTAAAAGTTCGTTTCTTTGCTCATCTACATAAGCGCCTAAATCCGCTACATCGTAATCGAATTTTTGTTTGATAATTTGTTTTAAACTTGCCATTTTTTTTCTTTTTTAATGGGTTAATAAAATTTATTTATTCAATGAATCAAGTAATCTTTTTTGAGTAGCGTTAAACTCGCTTGATTCAATACGAGAAAAACGCTCATTTTCTTTTGTTTTGTCGCTTGGCGCGTTTGCTACTTTCTCAAAGCGTCCTTTGATCTCAGCAAATTCCAAAGCCTGTTTTTCGATTTGTGCGGATAATTCACCAACGATCGCGCTTACTTGTTCAACTACATTGAAAACGCCGTTTGAGATTTCCTTTGCCTCATTAACCGCCTTACTCATCTCCTCATTGGATGCTTGAACTTGTGCGGTATCTGTTGGCGTTGCCTCATCCAAAAACATTCTAACTACTCCGGAACCGTCAACTAAAAATCTTTTTCCTTCGGCTGTTTCATATTCGCCCGCCATTACGCTGTAAACGTCGGTTGTTTCGCCGTATGTATAAGAATAAGTTAAAGCCGTTCCAACTTCGATTGTATCCTGGTCAACAGTCATGGACCATTTAGAAACCTCCATGATTTGCGCGAAATGCAAAATTTCTTTTTTCGAGAAAACTTCCGTTTTTGCTTCGGCTGTTCCTTCATCGCCTTTGCCATCTTTTGACAATCCGTCCTCCTCAATCACCTCAACAATGATTCCTTCAGCATCTAAAACAATGCTTTTTCCTGCAAAGTCGCCCGTCAACATGTGAGTTCCTTCCGGAGCCGGTACGTTGTTTTCCCCGTCAACAACAAAAACAGCTACGCCCGGAGCAAGATCACCCTCCCAAGTTAAAACAGTTCCATCCTCTAAGGTTGCCTCGGAAAATTTTCCGGTTGTTATTTTCGCTTTGATTTGATTCATCAAACTGAAAATTGTTTCAAGTTTCTTTTTCATAAAATTTTTTGATTTCTTGTTTATTGTGTTAAAGTGTTTCTTTGAGTGAATTCAATTCCAAAATTAATTGATCCAAAAGATCCAAATCCGCATTGAATCCGTTGTAAGTTGCGCCGGTTTCATAAAGGGCAAAAACGCCCTCAATAGAAAAGCCTTTAAAGTCGCCCGCTTTTGCTTGCTCGTAAACATCCGCGTTTAAGCATTTGTAACTAGCAATCGCGGTGCCATCGCTTTCATCCTTAAATCGATCCGGAGCCGTGAACCCGTTTGCCTCATCGATAACATAAATCATTGTCATAAAAATATCACTAACAATTTCTTTGCTGTTGTGCTCGATGTTTACGGAATTAAACGTTTGACGTTGGGCCATGTCTAAAACAATATCTTTGATTGATTGCTTTGTGAATTGTACATAGTATTGCTCTTTTGTATCTTTATTGAATCGGTAAATTGGAACATCGCAGGCAATCATTACTCCGGTGATCGTTTGCTCATCGTCGTTAAAAAAGTATTGGCGCTCAACTTTCGAAAACGTTTCAAACGATTTCGAGTGAGCGGGATTTTTTACCAGGGAATTGAAAGTTATTTTCGTTTCCTTATCATTTAAATCAATCCCAATTTCGTAAAGTGGTAAATCTTTCATCATGCTTAAAGTGTTTTAATGTTACCCGAAAAGGCTTTTATTTTCTTGGGCCTTAACTTTGTTTTGAATTCCTGTTACATCGCTTTCAACTAGAACAACGGGAACATATGGCGTTGTTGTTGGGGTTCCTGTTGCCGTTGTTGTGCTAGTCGTTTGTTGATTGCCTTGATTAATTTGGAAAGCGCTTGCGCCCATTCCGGCCCCACCTGAAAGGTTTGGAGCTGTTGGCATTGATCCGCCTTGATATTGTTGTTTTGATACAGCCATCGCCTGGGCAATACCAATACCAGAGGCAAAAGCAATTGAAGCAATCCCGGCCGGTGATGGAGGCGGTCCAAATTCCGCGATTCCTTTTGTAATTGCCGAGGCTGTATCCATTCCAATTTGTGCGATCCTGAAAGCTTTATCACGGTTAAATTGAGCGCGTTTTATTTTATCATCATCCTTGAATTGCTTTAATTGAATTTCATATTTCTTTTTGGCAAAGCTTTCCTCAATTGCCGTTTTTTGAGCATCCGTTAAATTTTGATTGCTTAACTGAGCTTTCATTTGCTCATCTAAAATTAACGTTTGTTGTTCCGCGCGTTTCTTGTTTTCCGCAAGTTTATTCTCCTCAAACATCTTTACGATGTCATTTACTTTTTTAAGATCATCAAGGCCCTTTTGAGCTTGCTCAATTAAATCCTTTGCTCTTGCAACTCTTTCCTCATTTGTCTTTTTTTCCTCGTCGGAAATGTCCTTGTTTTTCTTTTTGTTAACCTCAACGATTTTCTTGTCATATTCCTCCTCCAGGTTTAACATTTCTTTCATGTAATCCTCTTGGGAAATATTTCCCAAGGCTAAACTTTCGCCTAAAATTTTAGCTTTATCCTCTTGGGTTTTCTCAAAAGCTAAAATTTCCTTTTGATATTCATCCGCAATAAGAGCTTGATATTCTTTCGCCAATTCCAACTTTCGTTTTTCGGTTGCCTCTATTTCGGCCGTTACTAAATCATCCGAGGCTTTTTTCTGTGCGTAGGCTTGTTCCTGTTGTTTTAACTCAATATCATTTTCCTCATTCATTTGAGCGATCAAAAGATCCTGTACCTCTTTTGATCCTTCGGTATAATATGTGCGCGCAATTTTTAACCTTTCCTCATATTTTAATTTGACATCATTTTTTTGTTTCTCGTATTCCGTCAACATCATATCTCCGGCCTCTTTTTCCCATTCGGCAATTTGTTCAATTGCGCGAGCTTTGTCCTCAATCGCTTGCGTTGCGTCCTTTGTTGCGTCGCTTGATTTTTTTACATTTTTTGAATAGTCAACTATTTTAGTTGATCCATCATCTACGGAAGCCCCTTGTTTTTTCATCAATGCAATTTGTTTATCAATCGCATCCGATGCCGTATCCAAGGCCTTAACCTCTTTATCAATTTGCTTTGTTCCGTTGGTTTGAATTTTAGTAAAATTCATTGTTGCGAGTTTCGCGTTTTCCGCTCCGGTACTGTATCCGATCCATCCATTTTTAGCGTTGCTCCCTATATCAATTGTAAAATTGCCGGCCTCCTCCTGGGCTTGCGCCTGGATGTCTAATTGCGTTTCAAGTTTCTCTTGTAACTTTTCAGCGCGAACCGCTTCGATTGCTTTGGCCTGAGCTTGCAATTTTAATAATTCAATGTTCTTTACTAATTGCCCGTTGATCTGAGCAATTGACATTGTTTCAAGGTTTACGTTTTTCAATAGACCTGGATAAGCTAATTGAAATTCCTTAACCTTTTGTATCTTTTGTTGACGGGTTAAAGTTTCATCCCTCAATTGACGGCTCAATTTATCCGATGCGCTCAACTCATTTGATATTTGAGAAGTCGCGGTTTTCATTACTTGATTGGATATTTTTTGCGCGCCTGTTTGCGAGCTGATCGCGTTTTTTAATTTATCCCAATTCGCAATTAACGCACCAACTCCAATGATCAACGCACCAATTCCCGTGGATAGCATTGCAACCCGGAGGCCCTTCATGGCGCCCGTTGAATTACCAACGGCAACCGCGTAAATCTTTTCCCAAGCCGTCTTTAATTGAAGGCCTAAAACTGATTCACTATTTAAATTGTTTGCAATGGTATTAATCGAACTTGCAACGCCTTGAACGGCTTGCAATTTTACCATTGTTTCCATGAGCTTTTCATTCTCAACGCCGGTTAATGCGATTGCACTTTGAACGCCCTGGAAAACGGATGCGCCTGTTTCAATGGCTTGAACGGCTGTATCCAATTTCACAAAGTCGGAACTTAAAGCGGTTGTTTGCTTTCGAACATCGCCCATTTTATCGGTTAACTCCGCGCCTCGCTTAATCGCCTCCATCCCAATCGGTGAGGTTGATCCGGTAGCCATGGCGATTGATTGATATTCGCGCACAACTTTTGATAATTGCCTCATCGTTAATCCGCCCGCCTCAACTTTTGCGTTCAAATCCTGTAAGTTTTGAGCAAAATTATCCGTTGCCGTGCTGTCGTTTAGATTGCTTTGAGTTTTATCAATGTCCTTATTGAGGCCCTGTAAACTTTTATCAAAGGAATTGATGTCGTTAACGCTGTTGCCCGTGTCAACTTTGAGTGTGAATATTGCTGATTTTTCCGCCATTAGTTAATGTATTTTAATAATTCTACTTTTGTACTTTCGTCGTTTGACGTATTGTAATCGGTGATTTTTTGAAGCCTGTAAACTACGCCTCCAATGTTAATTAAATATTGAAAGTCAAGCGTAAAAATATCCGTTGAGTTTAGGTTAATAGAGCATTTTAATAGCTTACCAAAACGAGAAATAATTTCCTTGATAAATTGCTCATGATATGGATAAAGATTTTTTTGCGTGAACTGAGCTCCGGCCCAATACAAAACTTTTGGCACTCCGAAATTTAAATCAAAATCCGGAAATTCTAAATCGTCCAAATGCCCAACATAAGGATAATTGTCCAATGTAACTGTTGCTCCTGATTCGTTAATAATTTTAAACTTTGTCCCCCTAACTTTTCCAACTTGAACAATAAACGGCTTTCCTTGTTTTGGTGAAACGTTTCCATCTGATCCAATTACCCAACATTGAGGAGTAATTAAATCCGTAAATGTTGTATCATTTTCCGGAATGTTTGCGATCACCTTTTGAGCGAATGGCAATTGATAAACGGTATTATCTTTCCCGTATTCATTTTGCGCCTCCAATAAAAAAGAACCGTATTGCTCACCGAAATTATTGAAGTAAAGTACATTGTAATAATCATCCGAATCAGCGAACCTAAATGAGTAATTCTTTGAGGCAAAATTAATTGAAGGAATGACTTCGATTTCTTTTGATTCATCTATTTTTTGCGTCCATTGTAAAGCTTCATTTGAGCTTTTGTAATATTCAATCAAAGGCTCAATTTCCAAAATTTTAGGATCTGTTTTTGAAGGCGATACTAAAAGATTAAACATTTTGCAAAGCCCGTTGAAAAAGTCCGATCCGGTCATGTCTGGCAATAAAGCGGAAAGATAAACCGAAGCTCCGGCCGTAAGTTCTTGAATTTGTTTGGCGAAATCAACATTTGTGTCCATTGTGGAAACAGAAACATTGTAAGACGCCGGAGTGTTTGAAACGTATCCGCTTAAATCAATGCTGGGCAAGTGAACGACAAAACGAATATAAATTGTAAACTCATCATTCACATTTGTATTAATCGCGCGCGTGTGATCAAAATCAACGGTGAAAGATTGAGTTAATGCCGTCGATGTTATTGGTCCCTCGTAAACTGATTCCTGTGAATACAAAGCGCCATTCTTATAAACGTTTGCAAATAGTTTAAAATATCCGTTTAAACCTAGTATTGTGGCTCCATTCAAATTGAAACTCAAATCAATAACATGCCTCCCTTTATAATTAATGTTGTAAAGCCCCTCCGATAAACATTTAAATTTAACAGGTGATCCGGAAATAATTTGCCCTAAATTGTCTTGATTAACTGTTGCGTCAATTAGATCGGTAAAAGTTGCCGTTCCAAAACTGAAAACAAATGTTGGACCGCCTTGATCATTGAAAGTCGTTACGCCTAATTGGGTTTGTCCATTAATTATAAATCCGTTTGAATTTGGAATTTCGGTTAAATACGCGCTATCGTTATCAGCTTGCGCCGGTGAAATAGTCGGAATGTCCCCGCCTTGATAAGCCAGCGCGCAACGCCTGAATAAATCGCTTTCAAGAAAATTTGAATTCCATGTTAAACCAACTTTCGCGAAAAGCTTTTTTAATATTTGGTAACAAAATATCTGTAAAGGCAATTGATTTAAAGCCCATGTAAATTGATCAACTCGATTGTAACCGTATTCAATTAGTCCGTAATAATACCCGGCACCATCCTGCCAGGTTCCGGCACTTTTAACAAGTACATTTGTCCCGTTTATTTTGTTGTATCCATTCCAGGTATCTTCTACATTTGCAATGTTTAAAATGTGCTGATATTCCGAGAAATCCAATTCATTTAATTTCACCTTTGACATTTCGGCGATGTAATCCCGCATGTCCGAAATTAACGCAACTTCAAAGCTCCATGAATTATTGGAATATTTACAACTCAATAATTGAGCGATTCCGTTAAATTGCAAAAGCCCATTTTGATAAACAACTCCGGTTGCTTTGATTGTTGGATCAAAATCAATGTAATTACTTTGATTCGCCGAAATGCTTTGAGCATTATCCAGGATAAAGATTGAATTTAACAGGGCGCAATTTCTTGACGTGCCCGGCAAAGTGATTGTTTTTGATTTCGCCCCGCTTCGTTTGGAAAGATCTGTTAATTCGATTACCGAAAACGTTAAAGGGAAAACCGGATTTTCATCCAGATCCACTAAAAAACCATTTATATATAATTCCGTTCCCATTAATTCAGCTGTGAAATATATGAATAAGTTCGCGTTAAGGTGAATTGTTCCTGTATCAATCCGTTACGTTTGCGCGTCTTTAATTGGTAGCTAGTATTATCTACTTTCACCGGCTCAAATCCTCCGGTTACTTCTAAATAAACGCGCGGGCTTTCGCCTAATTCCCTAACTAGCCATTGTTGCACCGTTGGCTTCATCCAATCTGAATTAACAACCGTTTTATCCATGGAGGATTTTGAAGCGTTAACCATTTGCCCCTGGTAAAGAGGATATAAATGAGCGCCATTACTCCAAAGGCCTTTGTTTCTTGCGTAGTCAATTGATGAAACATCCGTTGTTTCAATCGAATCTAAATCAAAGCTCATTGAATCCCAAACGCCGAATTTGTTTAACCAATGCAAACGCCTTGTTGGATACCGTTTACATTCCGTATCCATATAAAACCTGAATGATTCAGATGTCCCGCCATATGGGCCCGTTCCCATTCCTTGAACTAATATTTGATAATAAGAGGCCGAATCAAATTGAAGGCCTGTAATCGCTGTATTTGCGATTATTGTTTGAGGTGAGCAATCAATAATTACAAATTGCGGAAATGTAAGCGGTATTGATTGAGTTACGATTTGAACGCCCGCCGAAGTAAATAAACGAATGTTAATCCTCAACTCTTCATCCGTTGAAAAGATTCCCAAGAAACAACTTTGATCAATTCCAACAAATGCTTTTTGATCACGTGGGAAAGTTGTTAAAAATTTTACTTGCGTTGGGGTTGTTGTGAGAGAATTATCACGGCTCGCGTTGTAAAATTGGTAATCGTAATTGATCCAATCTTGATGCCTTAAAGCGCCATTGTAAACAATTGCCGTTGTGCTTGGATAGGGTTCGTTAATTACAACCGGAGGAGTTCCGTATTTTTCATAAACAAATATTTTAACAAAAGCGTAGGCACCATTATAAACCTGGGCCAATGTTCCATCTGTTACCAAATTTGAAAACAAGAATGATCGCAAAATTTCCGAAGCGTCAAAACGCCCGCTATTTAAACTTTGAACATATTCTTCATGCGTCGAATGATAAACTCCATTGATATAAAGCTCAACGATAAAAGAGAAATTCGGTTGCGCTGTTTCCGTACTTTCAAAAACCCATTCAACGGGATTTGTTCCGGGCGTTATTCTTTGCGGGCTTTGTGTTATTGTTATTGCCATCCTTTTGTATTTTTTTCAAATTTAACGGTAAATTGCAAGCCTGTTAAATCGAGAAGGTCTTGCATTATTTCATTGAGTAATTTTTCGGTGATCACGTTATCGGTAATATTTCGCGGAGCGATACCGTGGCGCTTTATGCTGTAAGCTGTTGCGTAAGTCCTGGCAACGTCGAACCCTTTCCATTTCTTAATTGCATTGAACATTTTTCCCCCGACGCCATCGATGCGGAATGAATAAGGTGAACTTGATACCATTGGACGCCGATAATTGAATCCCTCTTTTGCGGGCAAAGCGTTCACCCCTTGATCAATGAAATTGTAATAATCATCCGCCTGAACTTCAAACGACATTACGCCCGTTGGAAAGTAAGCAATTGAGGAGGCCAATGCTCCGGAGTTTCGCGCATGTTTTAACGTGTATTCCCGGAGTTGCCCGGTAACATCGTTCGCGATTCCTAGGATTAGTTTTTCGTAATCTGTTTGCGGTTGTTCGCTTGCGGTTATCCCTAAATCCTGGAGGCTCATGTTTTATTGTGTTATGTTGTTTCCTCTTTTATTTTGAAATAGTTAACCCAAAAAAGGAATTTAACGTAAGGCATTGCCGTTATTTCCTCCGTAGTTTGCCCCATATTTTTTGACATGTTGTAAATACTGTTTGTCCATAAATACCACTCCTCAACTTCATTTCCCGTTTGCTCTTCTCGATTTCCCTCTCGATCTTCATTTTCTGAATCCTCATCCTCGCCGTCTGAATCCCCATGATAGCGAGTTTCCAATTTGAATAATTGCGCAAAAAAAAAGCGTACCATCTCCAAAGCTCATCACCTGGGAAATGCTCCGCGAATATCCGTTCACGGTCCGCGTTTGGATTTATGATGTTTTGGTATTTGTCCTCCTGGCAATAACGTAAACCCTCCTCAATATACATGATTGCGAGAAAGCGTTCCGGATGTAAATAAAAATCATCCGCCTTTAAAATCTTAACATCGATCATTTGGCCCGTGCTCCAAGCTCCGTAACTCATTTGTGAAATGTAGTTGCGTCCGTTAATCGTTACTTTGCATTTTGGATCCTCATGTTTGAATGTACTCATTAGAGTTATGTAATGATCCGAAATATCAATCAAATCGTTCACGTCAATTCGCCTTGCGTGTGAAACAGTTATTTCAAGAAATATTGAAACAACCTGAACTCGAAAGTTGAGGTTTTCCCCCAATTGTGAATATTTATCCTCATTGAAATTTTCAATAAGTCGGATCCATTTTGAAACCTGAATAGGCTTTAATTCGGAAAGGCTTGTTTTGGCTTTATGTGTTTTCATATTACTCTATATTTTTTTGAAGTTTTGCGCCATGATAAAAAGAAATAACGTACCGCGTCAATAATGTGATTGTAGGAATCAATCGGCTTGTTTGTACTGTTACCTTCGCGATCAATGGCCCAAACATAGGAGCGAAGCTCTTTGATTAAATTGATTGAATTACGCGTTACTAAAAACTTTTCGCTTTGCATTTTTTGGATCCCAAACATGATTGAATCATTTCCCTTTGTGGCGCCTTCAATGGACCAACCTAAACGGCGAAGCTCTTCAATCGATTTCGGATCCGCTGAATCGGCGTAAATGCGAACGCCTCTTTGAATTTTATCTTTTGCCTCGCGGTTAATATCGGAATTTGTGAGGCCTGTTTTATAGAGAACCTCATCCAGGATGAAAGAATCATTGTAAGCATAAACGGCACAAATTGCCGTTGGATCATTACTAAAACCGAAGTCCATTCCATAGCCTAACAAACGCGCATCCTTTGGCAATTCATCGATTGTTTCCCAATTATTAAAGATAGCCCCGAGTAAATTTCCAATCAATCCCATTCCGTAAACTTTCCACCAATTTTCCCAATAAGGTGAGGTTTTAGCTTTTTCCTTTTTGATCAACAAATCCTCCAAAGTTTCCGCCGGGAGCCCTTCATTATCTTCATAAGTCAATAACAGGAACTCGCTGTTTGGATCCTTTAAAACTTCGGTATGTGCCCAAAATTCATTGTTCGGATTAAAATCAATGTACGTTTCTTTTGATCGGATCATGAGCGCATCGGCAATAATGAACGGAACATGATTCGCCTCATTGATAAAAAGGATCTCACGTTTACCGGAGGCCTTCGCTTTTCCCTCGGTGTCGAATGCTTTAAATTGAATCCTGGAACCGTTTCCGAATTTGTATTGCATTGGATTGCTGATCCAATTGGAATCAATCCAACGGCCCGTGTCAAACATCACCTGTTTGAAAATGTCGACGGCCCCATCCTTGACCGCGGGGATTGTTTCGGCAACAACGGTTATTTTTAAACGCGGTTCCCGCAATGCCTTATCAATAAGGATCGGAATGATCGCGTAGGTTTTGCCCGCACTTGTTCCGCCCTGAATCACCTTTTTTCGGGCCTTCATGGCAAGGATTTTATTTATTGCTGTTGTTCTAAGAAACATCCGGGAATAATGGAACCTCGATATTTTTGTTTATGTTTTCAGTTTTTTCAGATATGCCGTTGATCCTGGCAACGATGTTGCTTGAGTATTGCCCAACAAACGCGCCCTCCAATTGATCGCCTCGGATTTCTCTTTTTATACGCGTAACGATGTCGCAAAAATCTGAGTAGTTGCCCTCGCGATTCTCAAAATAGTGGCTAATAGTCAAGCTCTTTGAATAGCAAAATGTTTCAAAACCCTCAATTGTAAGCGGTTTGAAATGTGGAACTTTTACGATTTTACCTAAACTAGCGGTGAAGGTAAAGCGCGGATTTTCCAAACAATATATTTTGTACTCTTCAAATAGTTTCCAAATCTCCTCAGGATCCTTAAAATTTCGCGGGCGTCCTTTGGGGTTTTTGGCGTTCACTCCGACAAGGAAATCAATTTCCTTTGGATCCGCTTTAACGGTTCTTTTTTTTGGAGCTGGCTTTTTACTTTGCGGTTGTTTTTTTGCTGGCATTTGCTCGCGGTTTTCTTGTTGTTTTTGGTTTGGTTTGTGTTACCCCTTTGAAAGGAACTTTTTTCACCGGAGTTTTCACTTCGGTTTTTGGTGCGTTAAGATGAGCAACAAAAACGCGCATTGCATCCCGGCAACATGTCGGGCAATTTTCGTTTAATTTATTTTGTGTTAATTCAAAATAAATCAATCCAAGCTCTTTTTTTTGTGGCCCTGTAAGTGAGCAACTACCAGCGCGGGAAAAGAATTCCGCTTTTGCAATCATTTCTTTTGAGTATTCCATTTTTAATTAATTAAATTATTGATTCGTTTTTCTAAATCGGTTCCTTTTATTTTACGTCGTAAACTTCGATCCTTTGAATATTCATGAAGGAACAAAGCTCCGATTGTGCGCATGAAAATTTCTTGTTGATCTGAAACGGCATTTTTTCTCCTGAAAAAGCCAGCAATTTTTTTAAAGATTTTGCTCATATTGAAAGATTAAATCCGCAATCAAAAACGATGCGAATGGATAAATAGTTGCGTAAATGGGGCCATTGAAAAAAACGATGTGAAAAAATACAACAATCATTGTGATCCAATGTGAAAGGCAAGCGAAGCAATTAAACGGCTTCATGTCCGGGAGCGGTAAGGTCATTAAAAACCTCGCTATC